TTGATATAGCGTTTATTGCATCAATCAAAGTGGAAGCTGTGTAGGTTCTTGGATTCGCCACTGGTAAGAGACCTCCGCTTACGTCCACAACCAAATTCCACTCTGGAGTTTGCGTGTCGTCGGTGGTGAGATATTTCTTTTTTGCAATGGGGCTTTCCGTTGCGGCAGTTGCAACACGTGCCCTAACTTTTGCCAGAATCGTTTGCTTAGCCATCTTCCCCTACCTCCTTCACAAGCGCGGCGTAAACTTTATTTACTTTACCTTCCTTAATTAAGTCGGAAGGGCTATTGCCCCCCAAGGACGGAAGTGGAGTCTTTAGCCATTGCGTTGCGGTATAAAACGGCATCTTCTTAGCTAGCAGTTGAAGAACATCATATTTAGAAATATTTGCCATATACATATATAATACACATAATAGAGTGTAATTTATATTAAATAAACCCTCAACCTGTTATGCCACAAAAAAAAGCGTCAAAAGAAAAGCTCCCGGAAATAAACCATAACCCATTTAAATCGAAAATAACAATACAGGGGAAGCGGCTCACGGAAAAGCAGAAAGCGTTCCTGCATCTAGGATTAGACAAGGACACTAAGATAATGTTCGTAGAGGGGCCTGCGGGTTCCACTAAAACCTATGCCGCCGTATTTGCGGCTTTAAGGGAGTTGCAAAAGAACGATGACATGGATTTGCTATATGTGCGCACAGCCATCGAAAGCGCCGAGAAGGGGCTCGGAGCATTACCCGGCACCCTTGAAGAGAAGTTTAACCCCTATATGGCGCCGCTAGAGGATAAGCTGGACGAATTACTTCCCCCCACAACCCCTATAGCTGATGAGCTCATTCAGTCGGGTCGAATCCAAGCAATGCCCATAAACTTCCTAAGAGGGGCGAACTGGATTAATAAAATAATAATCGCGGACGAATCTCAAAACTTCACGTTCAAGGAGTTGGTCACCTTGATTACCCGGATAGGGGAGAACTCCAAGTTAATCATCTGCGGCGACATGATGCAGAGCGACATTAACGGCAAAACCGGCTTTCATGATATGATTAAATTATTCGACTGCGAAGAGAGCAGGGATAGAGGTATACATTGTTTTAGATTTACAGAGGACGACATATTAAGAAGTGCAATATTAAAATATATCGTGCGGAAGTTAAAAACAGTTAACAACTAAGTGTACTTAATGTAATGAACTTTACTGATCCTCAAATCATTGCATCTATAATAACAGTGGCGGGGACGTTCATAGGGGTTATTGGCAGCTACAAATACGCTCAGCGCAAGAAAGCCGACCCAATAGTAGAGGACGCGGCTCAGAGTGCTAACGTTTACACGGCACTCAACTATGCGGCGGACATGCTAGGGGCTGATAGAGCTTATGTTTTCCAGTTCCACAACGGGGGCCACTATTACTCGGGGCGCGGGCAGCAGAAGTTTAGCTGTACACACGAGGTGGTGGGCCACGGGATCAGTGCCGAGCATGTAAATTCGCAGAATCATCGAGTATCGAGCTACCACTCCTACATTATCGAGCTACTAGAAAATGGTTTTTTCATATATGCGGATATAGAGGAAATGAAGGACGGCGCTTTTTTAAGATTGATTGAGCAAAAGGGAGTAAAAAGTATTTTAAATGTTCCAATAAAGACCTTAAATGGTAAAATAATAGGAATACTAGGAGTGGACTATGTCAAGTGCTCCATGCCAGAAATACAGTCGGAAAGCGGATCCCAACAGACAGCAAGTGACGACCCTATATTTTTATTGAAGAACCAAGCTCGAGCAATAGCGGGCTACTTAGTTTAATTAATTAATTGATTTTTTGGATTAATTAATTATAATTAGTGTAATGCAAACACTATTCTGCCCCGAGTGCGGCCACAAGATGACATACTCGGGCGCTAAACCAAAATTCTGCTCATCTTGTGGAACTCCGATAGGGAAGGTTTCTTTTGATAAGCCAGCTGCCGCAACGGCTCCAAAACGTCGAAGGGTGTCTAGCTTTCGCGAGCAAATGGATGGGGGCGAACAAACGAAGGGGGACGAAGGAACCTATGAGGGCGATGATGATGACGAAACGGACATTGATTATGTACCCGATATTAGGCGCTTGGAATATACGATAAGCAATGACAATGTTGGCAATAAAACCTACAAACTATCTGACCTACTTGATGTCTCCTCAGAACAAGAAGAAATTATCGAAAAGCCCAAAAAGCGACGGGGAAGACCCCGTAAAAAAGCAACCTGAAAAGCTGTTCATCTATGAAGACTTATCTGATATCATAGATAAAGAGCTGGCGAAGCGGAAGCACAATTGGTTTTTGACATCGGTGGCCTGGTTGGACTTTGACGACGTCTCTCAAATAATAAGGGCTCATATATTCAATAAGTGGCATCAATGGGACCAGGAGCGGCCCATAAAACCTTGGCTTAATAAAATAATAGCCAACCAGATGAAGAACATCCTGCGTAATCACTATAGTAATTATGCACGGCCTTGCCTCAATTGCCCCTTCAACTGTGACGGCGAGTACGGGCTCTGCAGTTTTACTCCGTCAGGGGAGCAGGACAAAGGATGTCCGCTTTATGCCAAATGGGAAGCCACTAAAAAACATGCGTACAACGTCAAGATAACTTTGGCTCTGGAGTGCCATGCGCATGAGCTTGAGGACATATACGACAACATACTGACCCGGGGCATAGAGCATTCTTTCGACAAGTTAGTCCAAGAGCTCCAGCAAGTCCTCAATAAGCGTCAGTTCCAAGCCTTTAAGTTGCTTTACATCGAAAACTTAACTGACGAGGAAGTTGCTATTGAGATGGGGTTTAAAAGCACAGAGACAGGAAGAAAAGCTGGATACAAACAAATAAAGAACTTAAAGAAGTTACTAAAAGATAAATCGACAAAAATACTAAAAGAAAAAGGAATAACTTTCCTGGGAGATAATAATGAAGCTAACTGACGAGCAAAAACAATTCTTAAGGGAAAACTTCAAAGAAACTCCTAATTTATTAGATTTAACCAGGAACCTGTTTGGTGACGACACCTTGGACGGCCGAACAAAAGAAGGGCGTGCCGTGCGGACATTTCTAGCAGAAGAGAGTTTAAAATACGAAACCACCAAGTGGGACAAAGTAGAAGATATCGAGTTATCCAGCGAGCAGATTGAGTTCGTGAAAGCTCAAGCGAAAAACGGGCTAAGTGCGTTCCAGATGGCCGACATGCTATTTGCGAGCAATAACATCAAGCGATTCTCTAAGGAGCATGTTAGCGTTTTGGAGTTCCTTAGGGAGTATGAGCCAGCCTATATCCACGACAGCGAAAGCGCTGTGAATCGAGCTTACAACCCTCCAAAGCTCTTCTCAACTGGGCTCAACAAGGTGAACGAGTTCACTATTCAAGAATTGGAAGAAGGAAAATTAAGTTATGATGAGAGGGAATGCGTAAAAACATTAATCAGGAGTTTGTCGGCGCCCCGACTAATACAGGTGATTAGCACGTATACAAGCATGAAAGATCGGATTCTATTTGAGGCGGAGTTCGTAAGGGCAACATGGGACAAACCAGACTTAACTTCTGATGAGATAAATTTATACATTAATGTTTGCGTGGATTATATACATTTAAAAAATATATCTTCTCATATAGAAAAACTAAATCAAATGTTTAATGAGGTGGAGGACCAGCAGGATATGACGGTACGGCTGGCCGAAGTTCTGAAGTCCAAGACGGACGAGTACGATAAGTGCGAAAAGAGGATGGAGTCATTGATTAAGAAGCTAAACGGGGACAGGGCGGAAAGGTTAAAGAACAGGAGGCAGGAAAACGCCACTATACTATCCCTAGTTCGCAACTTTCAGGTAGAGGAAGAAAGGAAGAGAATGATACAATTAGCTGAAATGCAAAAGAAACTAGTTGAAGAAGAGATAACTCGACTTGATAATATGGATAGCTGGAAAGCCAGAATACTAGGAATCTCAAAAGAGGATGCAACATAAATGAAAGAAATAAAACTATTAATAGGTGATTATGAATATGCTCAAATACAGAATATATTTGAAAAAGAGTCAGATTTTAAACCAGTAAATGAAGTGGACAATGTTATAATAAAAGCATTATCAGCTATAATAAGTCCAAGAAACTTAATGAAAGAAAACGTCGGGGGTCCGGAGACTTACTCAACTACGGTGATAAAAGTAAATGAACCTGAAGATAAGGATCTCCATAGCGGCGACGTAGAGTTCAAGATGTAAAGGTCGGCGCCATTTTGTTTTAAAACAGATTATGACTGGTTATGGCAAGTGAAGCTGCGTATACCTATGCAATCCGAGAGATAGTCAAGTACGTCGACGGGGACACCGTAGATGTGATTATTGATTTGGGTTTTAATATATTTGTTAAAAAGCGGGTTCGCCTGTACGGCATAAACGCTCCTGAGTCTCGCACTAGGGACTTAAAGGAAAAAGCGCGCGGACTTGCGGCTAAGAAGAAGATCGTGGAACTGTGCGAGGAAGATTTTGGCGATGGCCCCAATTTAGTGCTCAAGTGCCACGGGCTAGGAAAGTATGGGAGAGTTCTTGGCGAAATCTTCAATCATAACACAAGTGTTAATAGAATGATGGTTATATCAGGAAATGCAGAAGAGTACCTACCATGATGACTAATAATAAAATAGAGATAAAATTCGTCCCTAAAGGATGGGGCTTCGAAAAGTGGATAGTAAATAAAGAGGAATACTGCGGAAAGCTATTATACTTTGTAAAAGGTAAACGTTGCTCGTGGCATTATCATAAATTAAAAGATGAAGTATTTTATGTTCAATCAGGCAAAATTTTGGTGAAGTTTTCCCACGAAGACGATATTGAGGAGGCCCATAACACAACCTTATATCCTGGCGATAACTTCCATGTTCCCGTAGGGCTAAGGCACCGGATGATAGCCTTGGAGGATACGGAGCTTTTTGAATTTTCTACTCAGCATTTTGATGAAGATAGTTATGCTATTGAAAAAGGAGATGTTATTTAATTTATTTGTTTAATGCCTATTCCATGTAAAGTATGTGATAAAGTCTTTGATTCGGATAAAGGATTGCACGTTCATATATCAAGAGCGCATAAAATACCTTTACCTGAATATTATGTTAATCTTTATCAGCGAAAGGATAGATATACAAATAAATTATTATCTTTTAAAAATAAAGAAGAATACTTCGGAAGGGATTTCGCAGATGAGCAAAACCTTATGCGGTGGTCTAAAGGCGCCGACCCTGACGAGGTAAGGTCATACCTTCTTCAGCAGCTTAAACAACGAATAGATACGAAGGAGCTCTCCTACGGCCCCACCCACCTAGAGCTCCGGTTGCATGACTTGCCAAGTATTGATATGTATAAGGATTTTTTTGGATCTTATTCTAAAGCTTGCGATAAATTGAAAATTAAACCATTATTTGGGAAAAATATAATGAAAGGTTTTTTTGAAAAAGATAAAGCCTTTGATTCCATTAACATACTTGTTGACACTCGGGAGCAGCAGCCGTTACGGTTCAACAAGTCTACTCCCATGAAGTTGGACTTCGGGGATTATGCTATTGGCGCGCCTTATTATGATTACACCTATGTCGACCGCAAAAGCGAATCCGACTTCAAAAGCACGATGACCACGGGCTTTAAGAGGTTCACCAGAGAGCTAGAAAGGACGGCGCAGTTCGATGCGTATTTGTTTATTGTCGTGGAGAGCTCCATTGACAAGATAAAGAAGAATAATCTATTCGGCCCCCATACCTCTAACATGCCTTACATTTGGCACAATATGAGATTATTGACTCATAAGTTCGCTCGTCAATGCCAGTTCGTTTTTTCTGGGGGGAGGGACGCCTCCCAAGAAATTATCCCCAAGCTTTTAGTTCACGGAAGAAAATTATGGGAAAGCGACCTGCAACATTTTATTGATAAACAATGACTTGGGAAATTGGAAGCGGTGGGCTCGTCAAGAACCAAAAGGACTTCAATAAGGAGCTGTTCTCTCTAGAGGGGTATCTGGATGAGAAAGAGGCCAAGTATCACTTGCACAACTTTTTGCGGGAGAATATAACGTTTACCACAAACCTGATAGCTGGGGTCGAGCTGTTCCCTTTCCAGCACCTAGCGATTAAGTCCATGCTAGAAACGGATTATTTCCTGGGCATATGGAGTCGGGGGATGTCCAAGTCATTCAGCACTGCAATATATGCTTTTCTGGATGCAATCTTCAACCAGGGCGTGCAGACAGGGATAATGGCGGCTACCTTCAGGCAGTCTAAAATGATATTTGAAAAAATAGAGGATATAGCTCGAAAGCCCGAAGCTCAGTTTCTAGCTCAATGTATAACAAAGAAGTCGAAGAAGAACGACCAGTGGACCCTGGAAATAGGGGGATCTAAAATAATAGCTCTACCCTTAGGGGATGGATCAAAACTCCGGGGGTTTAGATTTCATCGAATTATTATAGACGAGTTCTTGTTGATGCCTGAAAATATTTACAATGAAGTTATACTGCCCTTTCTTAGTGTAGTGCAAAACCCTACGGAGAGAGAGAAGCTGCGGCTCTTGGAAGACCAATTAATAGCTAAAGGTAAAATGGATGAAAAGGATAGGCATCAATGGCCCAGTAATAAATTGATTGCCCTATCCTCTGCCAGTTATAAGTTTGAGTATTTATACAAGGTATATGAAACGTTTGAGAACCTCATCCTGGAAGGCTCAGGAAGAGGGTCTAAGGATACAGCGAAGAGAGTAATAATGCATTTGAGTTATGATGTAGCTCCTGAAGCTCTTTACGACCAAAATCTAATCAATCAGTCGAAGCAGACAATGAGTCAGTCGCAATTTGACCGAGAGTTTAAGGCTATCTTTACCGATGATAGCTCTGGATTTTTCAAGACTTCTACTATGGTTGGCTGCACTATTCCAGACGGGGAAAGGCCATGTATGGAGGTCGCGGGGGATCGGGACTCCAAGTATCTTCTGGCATTTGACCCTAGCTGGGCGGAAAGCGAAAGTTCTGATGATTTTGCTATACAGGTGTTTAAGCTTAATGATAATACTCAGACTGGGACCTTAGTCCATGGTTATGCAGTGCCGGGTTTAAAAATGAATGATCATATTAATTATTTTGATTATTTATTGGCTCATTTCAATATAGTAGCTATAGTAGGAGATTATGGAGGAGGAGTTCAGTTTCTTCAAGCTGCTAACGCCAGTGAGATATTCAATAAAGCGGGGATAAGCATTCGAGAGATAATAGCTGATTTTGATAACGTAGAAAATTACCAAGCAGTACTGATGGACGCTAAGCAACAATACGACCTATCCAGCAAAAGGATTTGCGTTTTACGAAAAGCTAATTCTAGTTGGATCCGGAAGTCGAATGAACTATTGCAGGCCAACTTTGATCACAAAAGGATTTGGTTTGGCACTCGCCCCCTAGACAAGGACTACCACTTACAGATTGCAAAAAAAATACCTATAGACGACCTCATATTTATACCCAATCAAAAGGAGCACTTAAAGAGCACCGGGTCAGCAAAGATGATAGATTTCGTAGATCACCAACACGACATGGTAAACTATACAAAGAACCAGTGCGCTTTAATACAAGTAACCTCTTCGTCTCAAGGAGCTCAAACCTTTGGTCTCCCCCATAACCTCAGGAGGCAGACAGGCCCGGGAAAGGCTAGAAAGGACTCGTATTCTGCTTTGGTTTTAGGCAATTGGATGATAAAGACTTATTATGACATGATGAATGTCAAAGCTGTAGACAACGTGAATACGACCTTCACTCCAATGATGGTATAGGTATAAGTCCAGAAAGTTAACTTTTAACTTTTCTATAGACTTTGGGAGAAGTTTGTGTACTATCATATATGCCAAGACGATACACAAAGAAATCAGACTACTGGGACAGGTTTGCAACTAACGATGAGACCAAAGGGAACCTGGAAGACCTACTAAGGGAAACAAGAAGCTTAGACGGGGAGGCAGTCGCCCCTGTCTCTAGCGGCGAGCCTTACTACGCTAAAGCCTCTTACTCTAGAAATGTAGGCCAGACATCAGAAAACGCAGGCACCACGTCTCGTGTTAACCGTATTACGAGCGCCCCAAAGCCTAACAAATATGCCAATATTGCAGCGGCCGGACTGCCGTATTCCTATAAGGATAGCTATGTAACCCCTAGAGAGTCAATACTTTTATGTCAAAAGGCATATGCTAACATTGCTATATTTCGGAACGCTATAGACATAATGGCAGAGTTTTCAAACTCCGACCTTTACTTGGATGGAGGGTCAGAGAAGTCCAGGTCTTTTGTCGAAAAGTGGATGGAAAAGATTCAAATCTGGAAAGTCAAGGATCAGTACTTCAGGGAATACTATAGATCAGGTAATGTATTCATGTATAAACTTGACGGAAAGTTTTCTTCCGAAGACTTCATTAAACTCAACCAGATATATGGGGCTGAGGGCGAAAGCTCTCCATTAAGGAAGATCCCTATCCGCTACATCTTTCTAAACCCTTACGACTTTGTGGCTGATAGAGCGTTAACTTTTAACGCTAAGTATGGCATATATAAGAAGATCCTCAGCGAGTACGACATTGAAAGGCTAAAGGATCCCCAGACTGAATATGATAAAGAAGTATTTAATGCTCTACCCGAGGAAGCTAAGGAGAAGATAAGGAAAAACGAATTCATGATGAACGGGGTTATGATATCGCTAGATCCTTATAGATTAATTTTTTCTTTTTATAAAAAACAAGATTATGAGCCTTTTGCTATTCCTTTCGGGTTCCCTGTTCTTGATGATATAAATTGGAAGATTGAATTAAAGAAAGTCGACCAAGCTATAACTCGTACAATTGAGAATGTAATCCTTTTAGTGACAATGGGAAATACCCCCGACAAGGGAGGCATTAACCCTAATAACCTCAAGGCAATGCAAACCCTTTTCCAGAACGAGAGTATTGGGCGCGCCTTAATCGCAGATTATACAACTAAGGCTGAATTTATCATACCAGACTTAAATAGAGTACTAGGGGCTGCTAAATACCAAATAGTAAATGAAGACATAAAAGAGGGCCTGCAGAATATAATAGTCGGAAAGGAAAATTATTCGAGCACTCAAGTAAAAGCTCAGATTTTTCTAGAGAGGCTGAAGGAAGCCAGGAGTACATTTTTAAATGACTTCATGCAGCCGCAGATTAAAGAGGTGTGTAAAGCCATGGGGTTCCGAAACTATCCTACGGCTAAATTTGTGGAAATAGACATTAAAGACGAAGTACAGCTCCAGAGAGTAGCGACTCGCCTTATAGAGATGGGGATAATAACTCCAGAGCAAGGAATGATAGCCCTAAAGCAAGGAGTCTATCCGGACCCCCATCAGCTTCCAGCGGCTCAAGAGAAGTTTGTCAAGGAAAGAGAGAAAGGCTACTATACCCCACTTAGCGTGGCTCAGCCCATAATGGATGAGGAAGCTCCTGCGGCCCCTCCGCCTAAGCGTACCCCAGGGAACTCTAATGGGCGCCCAGCTGGATCCAACACGAAAACAGACAAATTGATAGCGGCGGAAGATCCTCACAGCCGAAAGGGGATACAGGGGGTTATCTATAAGGTAGAGTCCCTAATGGCATACGCTCAGGCCGCGCTTAAGAAGCAATACAAAAGGAAAAGGCTGTCAAAGGAGCATAAGCAAATGCTGGAGTCATTATCCGAAAGCGTTGTAATGTCTAGGGAGATTGATGAATGGGAATCTACAACAGAGGCCTGCATTAAAGACTTCAATAACATAGAAAGCTTAGAGGTTATGCCTGAAGTACTGGAGATTTCCGAGAAGCATGAGGTGGTCGCTTATCCCGCTGCGATACTTTATCACAGCAAAAAAATAAAACTATAAAAGATATAATTGGTGTAATGAATATATTATGGCGTTACCTTTTAAATACATTTGTAATTTTTCTGAATACTTAACTGCATCTACAGATAATACAGAAGAAGCGCTATCAACAGCCTCTTTGGATTCTTTAAGGGATATAATTCCAGAAGGTATTGATTTCGAGAAGAATATAGACTTAGTTGGAGTTGCCTTCAATGGGGCGCTCGCCAATCGGTTTAATAAGAATGGGGATGGAATTGATAGCGAGACAGCGATTGCAATCAAGGATTACTTTATACATAAACCTACAAACATCGAACATCAGCGCAAAAAAGTGGTTGGACATATAGTGGGATCCTCCCTATCTAGCTTTGGAAGTAATGAATTAATAAGCGACGAAGAGGCATTGGCGACTAACGAGCCTTTCAATATAGCACTATCTGCGGTAATATATAAAACAGTAAACCCCCAGTTCGCTGAACTAGCACAGCAATCAGTAGATGAATCAAGCGAATTCTACCATAAGGTATCGGCTAGCTGGGAAATAGGGTTCAATGATTATGATATAGTGCTAGGCAGTAAAGACCTCAAGGACGGGGAAGTAGTCCGTTCCCCAGGGCACAAAGAAGAGTTTAAGCATTTCCTGAAAGCGTACGGAGGCAGTGGGCGAACAGAAGACGGAGTAGAGGTTCATCGCTTAATCATTGGAAACATATACCCGCTAGGCATAGGCTTCACCGCTAATCCAGCAGCTGATGTTAAAGGCATCACGGTAGACAAGGGCAGCTCCACGAGGTTCCGGCTCAAATCAGGCGATGACGCTTCCTTTGAAGAAATAGAAATTAAAAATAACATTTTTGAAGAAAAAACTTCCCATTGCGGAAAAGGCGATGTAATTTTAGACAAGAACTTAAAACCAAAAAAGACTATGGAAAACGAAATTCTAAAACAAGTTACTGAAACCCTTGAGGCTCAAGCTTCCTCAAAAAAGTTATCCGAAGAGGCTATCGCTAATATTACTAAGGTTTTTCACGACGCCATCATTCAAAAAAATGAGCAATGGCAAAACGACAAAGAGTCCATGGTGAAGGAGAGGGAAGACTTGGTAAAGGCTTCGGAGGCAGCTACCCAAGAGCTTGACTCTCTTAAATCCGAAATTGCTAGCACCTCGGAAGAGGTAGCGAGACTTCAAGGCGAAATATCCGCCAGAGAAATCGCAGATAAATTTAACGACAGGATGAGCGAGCTAGACGATAAGTTCGAACTCGAAGACGAAGATAGAGCTGTTCTAGCCTCAGATTTACGCAGCCTTGAGTCTACTGACGAAGCTTATGCGGAGTACAAGGAAAAGATCGCCGTTATGTGGAGCCACAAGACGAAAGCATTTAAAGAAGAGCAAGAAAAAGCTCTAGAAGAGAAGGTGGAAGAACAAGTGCAGCGGAGACTAGCTGAACTTTCCAACTCAGAAGCAGCCAAAGGAACGGCCAAAGAAACAGCCGAAGAGGCTGCGGAAAAGGCTATAGAAAATGCTAAAGCCGAAGAGGAGACAATTGCAAACAATAATGGCTCTTCAACGGAAGACGCCCTTTCGCTTCGTGAAAAATTCAAAAAAGCGTTTTCCAAAGACGGCGTAACAATTCAATACTAATATAGAAGGAAAAATACAATGGCTATTCGATTACTACCATTCAGACAGTACAACGAGACTGACGTCATCAATCTTTACAAGGTTGATCCTACCGGAGCTAACAAGATGGACAAGCCGTTTGAAAACGGTGGAAACGATGCCGGCGTTCTGGTTAAAGCCGTTCTTGCTAACTTCGACGACGACCCAGTAGGTTATGTCACCGACCCTTACCTCGGTAAGACCGACTACCCCTTTATTGGTCGAGACCAGTACCCAACGGTACCCTTGGCGGTCAATGAGGCTCTCTCCGGCCAAGCAGGTGTCTTGGGCGTAACGCTTCGACAAACCCTTACACATGACGAGAACGGCGAGAAGTTGCTGTACTACCCGCAGAAAGCAATCGAGATGCAGGCTGTCCTTACAGGTCAGGCCGTACCCATCCTTACTAGGGGGGTAATTACTCTTGATGGCGACACCGCATTTACAACTCAACCTACGGCCATCGGGAATTATGTTTTCCCAAGTTCAACTGAAGGCGGAAAGTTCGAAGCCAAGGCTTATGCTGGCTCAGTGTCCGCTGGCACACCAGTCATGAATATTGGAACTGTTATTGCTTCTGGCAACCGAGTTAATCGCGGCGTATCTCCAGATTACTTTGCTGGAAATTCCGTAGGGACTGGCACTGCCAGTGCCAGCGGTAATTATTTCGTAATCCGACTTGACGTCTAATCCAAATTTAAATCAATCGAGAGGCATATTAAAAATGAAAATCACACTTAAAAGAACTGACGAACAGGTCGAACTTGTAAAAGCCATGGCCTCTCGTAACCGAGAAGTCGCCTACGAGGCCCAAATGGCTCTGGCTGAGTTCATCGGGCCTGTTTTGGCAGAAGTAATCAATCAGGCTCCCACGCTGAGCAATCTGTTTACCAACTTCCAATTCAATGAAATGGATAGCCCCAGCATCCCGCTGGACCTTTACTACGACGTCACGGCTCCCGATTATGTCAAGGTTTATAGTACTTCGGTACCTGGAGGACTTCCTACTAATACGGTAACTCCCACAGCCTCCGAGCTGAAGTTCACCACCTACCGCTTAGACAGCGCAGTAGACTTCGATAAGAGGTATGCAGCAAAGTCTCGTTTGGACGTAATTGGAAAGTCCTTCACTCGAATAGCTCAAGAAGTTTTGCTTAAGCAGGAGTCAACTTCCGCTAACCTTATCTTGGGTAGTCTTAAGGGCGCCACTACTAACGGCAGGTCGCATGTACTTGCGGCTAATGGTAGTAATCTTATCCTGGATGACTTTAATAAGCTTCTTACTCTTGCTAAGCGCATCAATACCGCTTGGACAGGTGGAACTCCTGAGAATCGCATTAAGGGCGTGACGGACATGATTATGTCGCCTGAGGCTGTTGAAGGTCTTCGGGCTATGGCTTACAACCCTATCAACACAAGGGGTACGGCCACATCCGCTACTGATGATGCCGACGCCGCTGGCCCAATTGCCGCAACGGACGAAATGCGCAACGATATTTATCGTAACGCTGGTATTCCTCAGTTCTACGGAATTTCCATTATGGAGATTAACGAGCTTGGGCAAAATCAAAAGTTCACTCGCACATGGAATGCTATTCCTGGTGTAACTAACAACGCGGACCTTGTTATTGGTCTTGACCGTAGCCGCGAGTCTCTCTTCCGTGCAGTGGCTCTTGACGCTGAGAGTGGTTCCGAGTTTACTCTTCTTGCTGATGACCAATATAGCGTTCGTCAACAAAAGATCGGTTACTACGGTTCAATTGAAGAAGGCCGCATGGTCCTCGACAACCGAGTCCTTACCGGGATTACGCTCTAAAGAGCCTAGAGTTTCACCTCTTTCAAAGAATCCACCTTTTTAAGGTGGATTTTTTGTTTCTATGTATTATTATATTTGTGTACAACTTAATGGAAAAAGGAGAATATTATGACAAAAAGAAACACACCTAATAAAAAAAGGGCTCAAAAGAAACCAATGGAATTCAGCGATGGCATAGACCATCTGGCGGCTGAAGCAAAAGAGGCGAGAAGCCTAGAGGATTTGCTGGGATTCAAGGAGACCAACCCATTCGGGGTCAGCTCAGCCGAGGAATTCGACAGCACTATTGAAGAATTGCAGCTTACTAACCTACAGGAGCTAGCGGTAAAGGCTGGGGTGTTCCCATCCGGAACGAAAGCTACCCTTAAGGCTAAATTAAGAAAATCTTTTAATCAGTACACCCATGGAGGGGCCAGAAAGGTCGTGCAGATCACTAAGCCTCTAGCGGATCCTGACTCGAAAGAAGGGAAAGCACTGCTGAAGATTATGCAAGAAGGCTTTTAATGGCCATAAACCAGATAGGTGAAATAGCTAGCGGCGTCGTCGAGTACGACTTCGACTACATCACCGGCGTCAGTGAGAAAAGCGCTATGCTTACCACTACGTCTGGCTGTCTTAGTGGCACTCTGGGCCAACTTAATGTATTAATAAATCAAAGCTTCGGATTTGCTAGCGGGGGTAGTCCCACTCCACTCCTCCAAGAGGAAGAAAAGGATATACTAGTACAGATCTACCTAAAGGATTACTACTTTAAGGAGGCGAGAAGGGTGCTCAGAGGCCTTTACGACCAAACCTCCGCATCTGCTATGGGGTTGAGCGACTGGACCTCTTTAAGAGAGGGAGACACCGCTATACAAAGAAGCACCTTTGGGGCGAGGGAGAGAACCTATGCTGCGAGAGAATACCGAGAGATGGCTCGCGAGGCAGATAAGAAGATTACCGAACTAGTGTACGCATACAATTTATACGGCGCCGTACCTAGGCAGGTAGCAGGCGCAGACTTCTATACTCTTACTGGAAGTGCTCGAGCCGGATATTACGGTAACGGGATTTATTAGAGCCGTAGTCTTTTAGTACGGTTTGGTTGTTTTCCCAGGGTTAAAGTTGGCTGGTAGAGAGTCTGGATAGCGTGTGTATTCGCCGAGACCAATAGCGCCGTTGTCGGGAAGCCCCTGCCCTGTGCTAGCACGGGGCGAGGTAAACGCCGACGAAGAAAAGGCATCTCCGCTAGAAATATTATTTCCAATATTGCCAACCCATGTTACCAAGGTGTTTACATGACCGTTTTCCCCGTCGCGAGAGCCGGATCGACTGTGAGGGGAAACATTATTCGAACAAAACTGTCGGGCAGCTATAGGGGCAATATTAGGGAAAGCGAAATTATCAGGCCCCCGCCCTAAGCCCTCATATCCTAGGGCTCTATATCCAGTTAGATCCTGGGAGAGATTTATACCTCCGGCCTTAAAGGTGGTCGTAGGTGACATGGCCATGGAGGTGTTGCCCTGGCACTCGGATGCCGAAATGGCCTCAACGCAACAGGTGAGCTGATTCAGGCCGGATCCAAATTGAAGACGGGAATTCTCCATCGTCCCGTTCATTGTATAAGTTTCTGAGCCCGCCCAGTATTCACGGCCCATAGAAGCTTCTGCTCCTTGCGTGGCCTGGACTATAGAGCCTATTCCACTACCATAGGCCGACCCGCCAACATTCAAACCGCTAAGACTAAGGTAAAGAGATGGAATCGGGCAGTATGTACCTGCAGCCCCGGTGACATTCCAAGCATCGGGAACACTAGCATTGCCCCAATGCTGATTCCCTAAAACCCTCAAAGGAGTGCCCTCTATTAGCTCAAAAACCCGGGGTAGATAGCTTCCACCTAGATGCATCTCGACTCCAGGCCCTATGTTGAAAAAACCATAGGCGCCTTGCTTTCGAAAAATCTTATCCAGTGCAGAGCCTGGATGTGCTGCGGTCATATTACAGTACGGGAAAATCATCTTAAGGTTAATAAAGGATGTGGGCCCTCCGTGGGCATACCATGCATACCCCCTTCCTCCATTAGAGTAGTCCGCTGGTAGAACCGTCCAGGAAGCTCTAGTGGCAAACAAAGGGTTATTCGGGAAAAAACCATTAGGATCTTCAGTAGTAAGCCCTGTAGTCATTGCTGGGGTCATTCTAACCCAGTTAGTATTTGATATTGGAGCACCGTTTCCAGGATTATCGGAATTACACCTATATATATTGAAGTCCCCCATGGTCCCGTCATTCATTCCAGTATACTGTACCACATCATTTCTATTGTAGTTATTATAACCATCCACCCACCATGAAATCCCGTTGTCGGCCTTGCTGTGCATCCTGTCCCAGTAGAGGGCGTAACCACCATAATCCATATAGGTAATCTGTTCTAGGCTTTTATTGTCGATATTAAGGGAGGTGGGTCCCCACTTTAATCGGGTTTCCTGTATGTCTCCAGCCAACAAAAACTTTACCTGTTTTGCGCTTGAAATATTGGACTTCATCCAGGAAGTCGCCGAACCAACATCCTCAAATCTTCCACTCACCCAGCCATTGGAAGTGATTTGCCACTTAGTATCTAACGCCCCGCCCGATACGACCAGAGTAAAAACAGTGGAGCTCACAGAGGTGGCAAGCTCTAGCCCGTAGGTGCATATAGTCTGAGAGTCGTCGTCCGGATTTGTTATGCACGTTTCCTTATAATCCAGACCGCCCCCTACCGTTACATAACTTGCGAATGTACTCGGCGTTAAAGAGGGGCCTCCGTCTAGGACCTTCCCATCCCCACCTTTAACAACTCCAGGCTGATTTGAGGGCCCAGGTGCCACTCCGGCTGGCGGCTGAGAATTTTGAGCTACCGTTGTGTTGTAACTCTCTATTACCTGGCGTACTGAAGCGCGCTGGGTTCCGTCTATAGCATGAGGAGATCCGGGCCCCGTGGTGTTAAGGGCCATGGCGAACATATCGCCGCTATAAACACCAGTGTGCTGAGCGTTTGCAGGGTAAGGAGTTAGATCCCTTATTTTGATATAGTTAGCCATTGTTATTCCTCTACAGTGGGGGCGCTTGGGACAGTGCTCCAGTTATCAATGTAGAGCTCCGGATCCGCGCCAGGCTCTAAATATAGTATATCATCATTCATTATTTATCCTTTTTTCTAAATCAGAAATTCTTATTTCTTGTTCTTTTACTGTTTCTATTAAAAGCGGTATGAGTTTATAGTAGTATACACTTAAGTAGCCGTAGGGGTTAGTTTTTATAGCCTCGGGCATTACTTTTTCTACGCTTTGAGCAATGACCCCTACGTCAGAGGTCCCTTGGATCGCCTTGGGAGACTTATCATTCCACGTAAAGTTCACGCCTTGCAACTGGGATATTTTTTCTATTGGCTCGCCTATGGGATGGATGCCGTCTTTAAGCCTTTCATCGGAGTCTATGAACGCAGGTTCAGTGCCTCCGTAAGGGGACGCTGATGCCCCGCTCCACCCAGTGGTAATTTGGTGCCAACCTCCCTCTGAGCCAGAGATGTATAACTCGTCGAAATACCCAGTAGCGCTACCACTAAGCGTTCCCGTTAGGTTGAGATTGCCAGAAAGTGTTATGTTCCCGGGTACAGTTAGGCCACCTTTGAAAACCTGTTCAGTAGTGGTATTATTGAAGACGAAAGGGCTGTTGGGGTCAGCCGCCAGTACTCCACTACCTCCCGATACGATTTGTGAGAATGTAGCTCTTCTGGTTACCCTGGCAAGCCCAGCATCATCATCAAGGGCAATGGGGACCATATTCCCGGATATTATATCCGCAGAACTTGCAGCGGTAAGGTTACGTATCTTAATATTACCCATAAAGAATATATACACTCAAAAAGCTAAACGCCGCTCAAGTCCATTAAATCTTTCATTGAAAGAGAACCGCCGCTCTTCTCGGCTGCCTGCGAAAGCGTTTGCCCTCCGGCGTCTGACAGGCCAAGGTCCTCGAGGTCTTCCTTGGTGGCGCCGACAACACTTGAGGCGCCACCCCCCTCCTTTGACATCTTATTCTTTATTTCCTCTCGAGCTTCCGAAGATCCCGCGTAGTCTAAAAGAGCTGCTGGATCTTTCCTAATCTTGTCGGGAATGTCCTCATGTTGATCAAATATGTTTTTAAATATCCGGGTATATATAAGAAGGTTTAGTTGAAAGTTATTTAACTTAATGATAGGTATTCCAAAAAAGTCAAAACAGCTTTCAGAAAAAGAGTAGTATATTTTATAAAAATCTTGAAGTACTAAATCCTGAATATTCTTCTCTGAAAATCTTTCATGGAACTTATTGTATATACGTATTATCTGCGTGACTTTCTTGGGCTCCACATACTCGAATTCTTCCTGCGTGTAAAGGGGCTCAGTGAGCTTGGGGTCTTTAAAGAAGCTGCTAAACATATAGAAGTCATTAGCTCGGTTCATCGCGTATTTGTCGCAGCAATTCGAGGAGAGGTCTTCTTTCTGCTGGAGCAGGTCTGCAAGCTCAGTCTCTGCTTCCTTTACCTGCTTGTTGATTTGATTTATGGCGCTCTTTAAGTATAGGTTCTTTTTATTTCTTATTAAGCTATCTACATAAAACTGTTGTTTTTCTATCTTTGAGTCATCAGCGGCGCTCCACATGCCTTCTGCGACAAGATCCTCAAATACTTCTGCTTTGGTAGGTAGGCCACGTTTTTGAGCCTTTTCGAAGTGAAGATCATAAACAAGTTCAAAGTTTACAACATCAGAGATGGATTGATGTTTAATATACCTCTTTTCTTCGCCCACGAAGTAGGCGGAGAACCCGTCAATAATTTCTTTTAAAGCGCGCCTATGATGCTTAGCTTCCACCCATCATAAGTCCCCAGAATCCATATCTGATTCGAGCTTAGCGAAATCTTCTTCGGATGCGTTTTGACTAAAGTACCAGAAGCTCACGAAGGTCATGAGCTTCTCTCTCGAGAGTTCATATATTTCATCGCCGGCTTCATCTTTTTCGTAATAAGAATTCTCCTTCTGCTCATGGCTTTCACCAGGAAATAATGGGGACTCTTCTCCAGAGGGGTCCACGACAGCGGAAAGATTAAGTAGATACCACATCACTGTTTTGTTTTGGGCCTTGGTGTCGGCGGTATGGTTGAAGACGTTCTGGTAAGTAGTCTCCAGCTCAACGATACGTTTTCTGGTGGAAGCGAATTCTTCAGTAAGGTCTCCTTCTTTTGTCTTCTCCTCGTCGGTCTTTTTCTTTTTAGCCATACTCTTGCCTAGAGTATTCTGCAATTCAGCCAACTCTTTATAGAGCCTAATTAAGTCCTTAGAGTCATCTTCCGTAAGAAGTCCGCCGCTATCGCTATATTTCTTTGCAAGCATGGCTTTAGTTAGAATCCCTCGCTTAATGCACTTGCTCATCTCCACGCTGAACTCCATGTCGGCGTCCTCCACCTGCCTACGGGAGGGCTCGTATATCTTAATTGTATAAGGAACCGCTTTCTTTACCGTCTTTGAAGTAGTGACCTTTTCCGTGGCTCCGGTTTCTTTATTCTTCTTGTTGCGAGTGGTTTCCTCTTCAACTTCTTCTTCCTTGAGAACCTCGAACGTGTATATTGACTTTTTTTTCATATTTAATTCCTTTTACCGATTATAATAAATTTAAAACTTAAAACTTATAGTGAAGTTTTCAAAAGAGTTTTCCGAGCTTCTGATACTGTCGTTGCCCATATCCAGTATTCTTTTTCTTAAGTACTGAAGCTTGTGCTGATCAAAATAGTCCGCTTGATCAATTAATGCATGATGCTCCGAGGGTAACGCTTTCCGGAGCTTGTGAAAATTAATACAGTGATCCTTATTCAAATCCTCAATTAATATTAAAAAAGATTTAAATAACACCTTGGTGTTCTTCTCGTGGG